TAATCATCAGCATAAATAATGCCATTGCAATAATCTTCAGCTAATCTATGAGCTTTATTCTCTAATCTAAATAATTGTTTACATAGTTTAACTGGATCAATACTAGGATCTAATTTAAATATTCTTTTTAAATCTTCACCATGTTTATTTATACGATCATACATTAATTGTTTTTTATTCATGTTTTAACCTTTCTTTTTGTTGTTTTATTATGTATATATTAAACATTAACCAATTAATATATTGTCAATAGATAATTGTCAATAGCTAAAATAAGATGAATAATATTAAATTTACAAATGAAGTTTTAAATAAGATTTATTGTCAATTAGCTTTGGGTAATGGCATTAAGAACATATTAAAAGACTTAAATCTATCATGGGAAGGGTTTAGGCAATTAATGCACAAAAAACCAAAAGTAAGAGAACAATACGAACTAGCTAAACAAGATGGAGTTGATTACTTATTATCTGAAAGTGCAGCAGAATTGAAGAAAGCCATTGAAGATTTTAAAGCAAATGGCAAAGGGGATCTTGCAACAAGTCATTTAATTAAAGAAGCTGTTGCATTAACTAAATGGAAAGCATCTAAATTGTTGCCAAAATACAATGACAATGTGAAAAAATTAGAACTTGCTAACCATGACAATCAACCTTTGATTGTTAAATGGTCAGATAAATAAATTAATAAAATCAATATTAATTACACTTGCAAGACAAAGTTTTTGCAACCTCTTTGTGTGAACTTGCCCTAACACTATATAAGCGATTTTTTTTTGTAGATGTGCCTCTATTCGCTTAATAATTTAATAAATTAATATTATTTCGCTTGTTAGTTTGCACTTATAAGTGATCGTTATCAGTAATAATTAAAAGTTGTATTAATTTTGTGGGGGTTTTAGAAAGGGTGTTGGCTTCTACGCATTTTTACGCTTTGCATATTACGTTAGGAGGTATATATATCTAAACAAGGAGAGCCGATTATGTTTGAAACAGATAAATCAAAAATTCATGCGTTAGTTGTTATTTCAGAATCAACTAATTCTGTGATAATACATTTTGATGGCTTTGAAGATACATTAGAAGCACATGACTTCAGCGATTACATGATAGAACAACTAGGAATAAAACCATTGCAATATACTATGAATAAAACTATTCATTAAGGGGGGTTTTATTTAAAAATGGCAGAAATCACAATTCCATACACACCAAGAAAATTACAAAAATTTTTGCACCAACAAATGCTTAAGCAGCGATTTAATGTAATTGTTGCACATAGAAGGTCTGGCAAGACTGTGATGTGTATCAACCACATGATTAGAGATGCTTTGACCAACACAAAACCTAATCCAAGATATGCCTTTATTTCGCCAACATTTAAACAAGGTAAATCTACTGCATGGGATTACATAAAAAATTTCGGCAAGAATATACCTTTTGTAAAATTTAACGAATCAGAATTGAGATGCGACTTTCCTAATGGTGCAAGGATTACAATTTTAGGTGCAGAGAATGATCAGGCATTGAGAGGTATATTTTTAGATGGTTGTGTTATGGATGAAACACAAAGTATATCCCCAACAATATTTCCAGAGATTATCAGACCTGCTTTGGCTGACCGAAAAGGATGGTGCATTTTCATTGGTACACCCAAAGGACAAAATTATTTTTATAAATTACATAAAGATGCACAAGAGCAAAAGGATTGGTGGACAGGAGTATTTAAGGCATCTCAAACAAAAATATTAGATCAAGATGAATTAAATTCTGCTAAACAAATGATGTCAGAAGATTTATACGACCAAGAGTTTGAGTGTTCATTTCAAGCTGCAATCACAGGATCATATTATGGTGCTATCATAGAACAATTAGAAAAAGACAAAAAAATTACAAGTGTACCTTATGATGAAAATTTAGAAGTGGAAACATGGTGGGATCTAGGTTTAAAAGACTCTACAGCTATTTGGTTTGTCCAAAGGCATAAAGATGAAATTAGAGTGATTGATTATGAAGAATCATCTGGTGAAGGATTAGATTTTTATGCTGACCTGCTAGACTCCAAACCTTATAAATATGATAGACATATAGCTCCACATGATATAAAAGTTAGGGAACTAGGAGCTTTTGGAAAATCAAGACTGGAATCTGCTCTGGAATTGGGTATATCTTTTGATATAGCTCCTAAACTTTCTATTGAAGATGGTATTGAGGCAGTTAGAAAAAATTTGCCAAAATGTTATTTTGATAAAGAGAAAACATATCAAGGAGTAGAAGCATTGAAGGCTTATCAAAAAAAATGGGATGAAAAAAATCAATGTTTTAAAAACAGACCCATACATAATTTTGCAAGTCATCCATCAGATGCTTTTAGATATGGTTGTACTTTTGTGGGTGGAAGAATAACAGATTGGAAAAAACAGATTGAAGTTAATACAAGTTACATAATTTAACATGGCTGAATTAGATTTAAAATTAAAAACACTTTTAGGTAATCATATTGAAACTGCTTTAGGATATTTAGGTGGTAATCTTTCTGAAGCTAGAAAAAAATCTATTGAATATTATTTAGGTGATAAACTTGGAACAGAAATAGATGGTCGTTCACAAGTAGTATCAACTGATGTATCTGATACGATTGAAAGTATCTTACCAAACTTATTAAGAATATTTACAGCATCTGATAAAGTAGTAAAGTGTGAACCTGTAACTGCTGAAGATGTACCTTTAGCTGAACAAGCAACTGCATATTTAAATCATGTTTTTTACAAAGACAATGATGGCTTTCAATTATTATATAATTTTTTTAAAGACGCATTAATTGAAAAAAATGGTTTCTTAAAAGTTTATTGGGATGAATCAGAAACTGTTGAATTTGAAACTTATCAAAATTTATCTAAAGCAGATAAAGATGCTTTAAATGATACAAAAGACGAAATAGAAATAGTTGAAGAAGAAGAATTTATAGACGAAAAAGCTAAAGAAGAATTTAATAAATTACTAGAACAATACAAACAACAAGGTTTAGAAATACCACCTGCTAATGAAAAAGATTTTACTTTATATAATTGTAAAATCAAAAGAACAAAAAAACATGGCAAAATAAAAATTGAATCTGTACCACCTGAAGAATTTTTAATTGATCGTAATGCTAAAACAATTCAAGATGCAGATTTTGTTTCTCATAAAGTTTTAATGTCAAGATCAGATTTAGTGGCTATGGGTTATGATGAAGAAGAAGTAAAAAATCTTCCAGCTTCAAGTGATGATATTTATAATACTGAAGATATGGTCAGGCAAAGAAATGTAGATGAATATCCTGTAGATAATTACACTCAAGGTCAAAACACAAAAGTTTTAATTTATGAATCGTATGTAAGATATGATCAAGACGAAGATGGTATTGCAGAACTTCGTAAAATAGTTTCAGCAGGAGATAATGGTTCTACAATTTTAGAAAATATGCCATGTGATAATATTCCATTTGTAACAATAACTCCTATTCCAATGCCACACAGATTTTATGGCAGATCAGTTTCTGAATTAGTAGAAGATATTCAATTAATGAAATCAACTGTAATGCGTCAGTTGTTAGACAATATGTATTTAACTAACAACAACAGAGTTGCAGTAATGGATGGTATGGTAAACATGGATGATCTTTTAACAACTAGACCTGGTGGAGTTGTTAGAACTAAACAACCACCAAACCAAGTGATGCAACCTTTACAAGCTCAACCAATATCTAATCAAGCATTTCCATTATTATCTTATTTAGATACAGTTAGAGAAGCTAGAACTGGTATTACAAAGTCTGCACAAGGTTTAGATGCAGATACATTAAATTCAAAAACTGCAACTGGAGTAAATACTTTGATGACGCAAACACAAATGCGTTCAGAATTGATTGCAAGAATATTTGCTGAAACAGGTGTTAAAGATTTATTTAAAAAAATATTTGAACTTATGGTTAAATATCAAGACAGAGAAAGAGTTGTCATGATAAATAATATTTATGTTCCTGTAAAACCTACAGAATGGAAAGATA